GAGAACTTCGTGAACTCATGGTTTATAACTGTCCTCCAGAACTAGGCGATTTGTATACTAGAGTGTATGCAATGATGGAGAAGATGAAGAAAGAACAATCTGTTGCTTGGGCCAAAAAACGAGTACAGGACAAGATTGCTGCACAAAAAAGACGCCGTAGAATAGAACATATAAAATGCAACGCCTGGAAGTATGGTATTGCCACTGTGGTCAGTGTATATTTGATTTGGTTAGTGTGGGCAGTGGTTCAAGTAAGAATTGAAGTGGAACCTGAACTAGGTCGTTGTCTAATCCCTAAAGGAAATGTAGTTTATGATTGGTATAACAATTTAAAGTGGATAGACTGTGAAATCAACTCCTAAAATCAATGTGAATTTGATTGCACGTATGTATAGAGATCACGGCTTTGAAATCGAAGATATTCATCTACGATTAAGATACCCCGAAGCAACTATAAAAATGGTAATTGAAAAATACAAATTAGTTCAGAGCAAAACCAAAAGTTTTATCACCTACGTATAAAATTTTCTGTGTAGAATTTTTGACCCTATAAATATATCAAAGGAGGCAGTATGGAGTTAATTATTGCAATAGCTGTTATTGGTGTCATTGGTTATGTTGGTTACAAGGTTTTAAACAACGAAAAAGAAGACGGGTCTCATCCATTGGATTCTGTTACTCCAGCACCATATAAAATTGAATCGCCGCCGATTGAGTCAACCCAGCCTGCTGCTGCAAAGTGTGGTTGTGGTAGAAGCAGTTCTGGACTATGCGTTGGTTTGCACAAACTCAGTGAGGAAGAATGGAAAGCTCATCCTGAATATCCAAAAACTGATGAAATCAAGGCTGCAAAGATCAAGCGTGGACGTACAAAGAAAACTACAGAACAACAGTAGTTTCTAAATATCTAATCGCGGTTTTCAAACTATAATTATTCACAGGATTGAGTTGTAACCATTTTTGATGTTGTTGTTTGACATCATCAAGGTTTACACTCAGTCCTATTTTATTGGCAAGAGCTGCAACATCCTCAACAAACTCAATACAAAATAATCTGTCAATGCAAAAGGTTTGCCAATTACTGTTTACTTTCTCGTGGCTGTGCCATAAGCCGTGATGTTGAATATGTTTGATGTACTGTAACCACCTGTGGCGCAAAGACAAACTTGCATCGTACATGATGTTTTGTATATCACCATTTAGATAAGGCCTTACATCATTGTAGAAATCATTGGTCATCAAATCTCTTGCAATAAACCTATTGGTCATTGCAGTATCATACCAAACAGCTCTTACGCAAGTTAAATTTTCTATACCAGGAAAACTTGTATGATGGCTGGCAATTATTGGAACATTAGCTGCAATGCTGTCGCGCAGGGTTTGGATGTAATCTTGTAAGGATGCCTTGCCTATTTTTACAAGATGTTCTAGATTTTTTACTGAAGATAAACTTTGAACTGTGTGCCCTTGCAGCGTGTGAGTATTGGTCAACATACCAATTACATGATCTCCTCCGGTGCCGGGAGGAAAACTGTAAATCACTGTCACGACAGTAACCTAATTAGTCCAACTATATCGATAGCAGTGAGCAGTAGATAATTGGCTAACATGCCAAATGATTTACGACTCCATGCAGCCCATGAGTACAAGGCGCAAGCAGATATCCATGCAGGATACAAAGCATAAAGAGGTGGGTTGGGCACTGTCAAGGCCATTGTAACAGAGCATCCAATACTCAAGACCCAGGCCAGCAGCTCTATACCAAAACGTAAACGATTTGATGCCCAATCATCTTTGATCCAATCAAATATTGGTCTTAGAGTATCAAGCATGTTCGGTTAACACCGTTTGATTTTTGGCGTTGTAATGTTCTAACAAAGACTGGCTAGCCAAGTTTTTTGCTTTGCTCTCGCACATGATATCAAAGTAAGGCCAAAAAGTTAGAGCCCAGTCATTTACAGCATGATTCCAGTAAAAGTCACTGTGTGCTCTAAGTTGTTGTTTCTTAAAACCTCGATCAACCAATAAATTAAGGTCAGGTCGAACTCCTGGATCATGGTCAACCAGAATGTCTTCGCGACTAACTGAATAGTGAAGTACAGGACGCCGACCACGCCAAGACTCAATAGCACGGAGCGCACGAGGATCATCAGGGCTGATGTACTCGCCGGTTTTAACCCAATGATGATGTATGTCCAACACAAGAGCACAATGCTCAGCCAAAGGCAAAACAGCGTCCAACCCATAAGATACCTCGTCGTTTTCGATTGTTATTAGATTACGAGCTTCTGGTGAAAGCCTTGAAAAAGTTCGCAAAAACTTTTCAATACCGCCTCGACCCGAAAGATGCACGTTAATTTTAAAACCATGATCATGCCAGCCGGATCCATAGCCCATCCAACGGGCCATGTCTACATGATATTCAAATTCGTCAATACTGCGTTCAACAATGTTATCATTGTCACTAGCAAGAACACAGTATTGGCCAGGATGAAAACTAAGGCGCACATCAAGGGCGCGAGCCACCCGTCCCACTTCAGCAAAATGTTTTTCGGCATACGCTCTAACATCTGATTGCTGATAAAACCAGCTCCAATCAGACTGAGTATACATGGGAAGAATATCACTGCCAATACGAACCATTCGGCGTGAGCTGTCATAGGTACCTACTCTTTCAACAAGTTTTTGAGTTGCAAGGATATTGTGCTGGATTATTTCCCACAATCTTTGCACAGCATCATCACGACATTGTCTATTTAACCAGGCCACTGTGGTTGAGCGGGTGTTATGATCCGTTGCCGCTGGTCGTTTGCCAGCAACCTCAGCAGGGTCAGTGAGATATTTACATGCAAAACCAATTCTATGCAATTCTGGATTCATAGTTTAGTATATGATTTTTTTTAAAATTTGTCAAATAGTTATCCAAAACTTTGGGATCTAGTCCGCAGTCTAAGTAACCTTGTCTGATATCTTCAACATAGCCCAGACTTGGCGAGCCGCTTCTGGGATCATTCATTTCATAAAAAAAGAACTCTTCGCCATCCTGTTTCCAACGTCTGCGCCGGTAGTAAATTGGAGTTCCTTCATAGCAATCAAGATTGTACAGATCACTTTCACTGATACTCCAGAGTGCACCGGCCACACTAGCACCCTTTTTAGGACCAATAGTGGCGTGGCAAAACATTTCCAACTGCCACCCTCTAAGGTATAAAGGTTTGATAAATTTTGCGTCCGGGCACCGACGTGACATTTGATCATGGTTCATGTTTGAACCATATGCAAAATAAACCAAAGGAAAGTTTAAGGTTCTCGGTGAATATCCAAAGTCACGCAATGGAAGCCACCGCCCAGAGTACGGCTGTGAGTAAGATCCAGTGGAATTACCTGAATGCCTCTTGATAGCAGCATTTGAATCAACAGAGTTTGGATTTTGTCTACGATTACCAAACCTGGTCGAACCACCAATAAGTTTAATCCTATCCACTTGCTTGCATACGGGTACTGATAAAAGTCCCGCTCCATTACTTGAGTCATATAAACTCGGTCCCAATCATGTAAACATTTTGGTAAGTTGTATTCATTCACTCTCTCACCATTCAACAAGACCAGTCCATGATGCAATGGAATAACTGTTGAATCAATGTGTACACCCGAATAGAAATCGCAGGACTCTATGCTTTTATATGGAAATTGTTCACGCAACCAATCCAGCGCCAACTGATTGCCACTTGGGCTAAGAAGATACAACCAATCCTTGCCAAGCTTGCAAACATTAGCAGCATCCATTACCATGCCTTGATCTCTTGGCATTTGTACAACTTGGTCTGCTGCATCACATATAAATTGAAGTTCTTCGATTTCCATGTCGCGGCATGGATACATCATAGCTGGATCAACCACAACACCATCAGCTATTAAGAGCCTGTCTCTTGGGCAGTAGTTGTACATTCCATCTCGTCCAACAAAATCTAAATCGTTCGGACGCCATACCTCAACTCCCAAATTATACAAAACATCAGATAAAATGTCAAGTTCTTCATTGGCCTTTTCAATCACAAAATCTGGAACCGGACCACTTGGAACTGGGGTATCTTTCCATGTTGTTTTGGAACTTTCTTTGGAAAAAACCGGATCATTTTTTGGCCAATTTGCGTTGGTAGCTGTACCAACCAAAATGGTTCTTAGGTGGTCCCATTCATTGTGACTGTATACTTTCATGTGCCTGTGATTTGAAGTGTGTATCTATTGGTTTTACCCACATTCGCAGCGGTATGTAAGAATCCATCACTCCAACAAACCCAATCTCCTGCACGCCATTTAAGCACAGGTTCTCCGTTCATTTCCATGTAATGGCCTTGCTGCCAATCTTTTAAAAACACAATGATTCTAATGATAGTTGTGTTTTTGACTTTGTGAATCTCTTTAAACTTGGTGTAGGTATCTCCATGCTCTGGCAACACAGTACCCGGAGGCATACAGTACAAAGACCAACTGAAGTTTTGTAAAGGAAAAATCTTTCTAAAAGGATCTATCCATTTTGGTTCAGCGTCACGCATGTCATATAGATCGCCAGTGAACTTTGATTGCGTGTACCCCAATCTTTGCCATTCCAATAAAGCATCTTGATCGTTAAAAGGCTCATTGCGATATGGTAAAAACAGGTCAGACTCTTTCCACCAAGGGTCAATGTGACCCTTGGCCCAAGAATCAGCGTGTACGTGTATTTCCATAATGGATGACTTTGAACTTGTCAGACGGGCCTAGTCTTCTCCAAGGATCTACTATTACAGATCCATCAGGAATGTTACAGTAAGGCGGAGTGTCCTGTTGGCTTCCTGTGTATTCATAGGTAATTTTTCTATTGTGCGCCCACAGCACAATATGTGGCTCATTGCCTAGATTTTCTACCACTTCATTTTGATCATCTGCTATTGGATCAATGTATTTTACTGCATGGCCCATTTCTTTGACATAGTGTCCAACCAAAGTTGAGTAACTGCCAATGCAATAAGGCACATCTGGTTTATAGGCCTTGCCATGAATAGCAATTGGTTTTGACTCTGCATGGTCAACTAAAAATTGTGCAAGATTTCGTGCTTGTACTTCTCTAGCATGCATGATAGTGTCGAACAAATCATAACCAATGTCATATTCCTGAGCAAGCCAACGCAGTGCAATGTTGTCGCGTGGGTGGCATGCACCTGCATCTCCCATGCCAGCGGTCATGTACTTAGGTCCCATGATACGCATGTTGCTGCGAGCAAGAGCATTGGTAACAACATCAACGTTGATGTTGCCAATCTTCAACGCAAAGTCTTGAATCATATTAGCCAAGCCAACCTTGGCTGAAATAAATGTGTTGTAAAAAATCTTGATAGCTTCACACTCATCCCAGGTACCAACTTCGTATCTTGGATCATTTTGCATAATGGTTTTGTACAAACTTATCAGCTCGCCAGCCACTCCGGTCACGCTGCCGTCTTCGGTTCCAATAATAACCATTTCTGGATTCGCCATGTCCCACTTCACACTGCCCATGGCTATAAGATACGGATTGTAAAGAAATAGATGTTTTTTGTCTAACAATGGGACAAATTTTTGTCTGGTAGTACCTGGTAGCACTGTGGAAATCAAAACAACTTTCTTTTGTGTTTTGGCATACTTGTTGACATTGTTGATTGCGTCAATCACAGCGTCATGGCCAAAGTCACGTGGTTCCATGTGCGAGCTTGGAACCGACCCATCATAGCCTTCAGCATGTGGGGTAGGCACTGCAATGAAAATCCAATCACTTTCATTGATACATTCCTCAATACCGCAAACTTTTACAGTATTGCTTTCTCGTGGGTAAATATCGTAACCCCTGACTTCGTGTTTCTCGGCCATCACTTCGGCGCAATCCAAGCCCAGTTTGCCGATACCAATAAAACCAATTTTTTGCATGAACATTCCTTTTGATAATTTGTATAACTTTATTGAAGGCAAACTAGATTTGCCAGTATCATTCTACTTATTCTACCCCCATGGTGACCGCAAAATATCTAATCTACGTCCGCTGAAAGCATATAAAACCGAGCAAATGTTGGTTAGACCCAATGTAATAATTCACGATCAAGAACCATTAAACTTTGAACATTATAGTGATCAACAAGCTGAAATGCAAGAGTTCAAAGACATTGTGGATGCCAAATTCAAAGAAAACAGTGGAATTGAAAAGTTTGTTTTCTTGTCCAATCTTAACTTAAATCTTGCTGTACAGTACGTTCAAGGAGCCAGTGTTTTTGACCACACAGTGTTGTTGCACAGCGAGCTCAATTCTCAAGATATGATCAAATATCAAGCACACGGATTTGAAACTGCCTACTGGTGGAGTCATGCCATGATAGCCAGAGATTGGTATAGGTACGCACAATACGATCCTGATCTAAATCCAGGAGATAAAACACACAATTTTCTTGTATACAGTAGAGGGTTTACAAACACAAGAGAATATAGATTAAAGTTTATTGAGTTTCTTTACGATCACGGACTGCTTGACAATTCCAAAATTACTTTGCTTGACCGAGAACAACAGCAATACGTTAAAAACTATACTGCTAAAGATCCAAGATTTCAAATACGTGATTCAAATATTTTAGACTTTGCAAGATCATGCACAGTGGGTGCAGACGCAAGTGCTATGTACGATGCACGTGATTTTAATTCAACTTATCTAAGCGTGGTTTTAGAAACACAGTTTAGTGACAGTAAAATACATCTAACTGAAAAAATATTACGCCCCATAGCCTGCGGTCATCCTTTTATATTGGCAGCGGCGCCCGGAGCATTGCGATTACTGCGACGATACGGTTTTGAAACATTTGAATCATTGATTGATGAAAGTTATGATTTAGAACCGGATCCTGTGATAAGATTATACAAAATCAGTGAAGCAATGAAAAAACTAAATCAAATGGATTCAGATCAATGGCAGGCCTGGAGCCAAGCAGCAAACAAGATAGCACACAGAAACAAGATTTGGTTTTTCAGTGATGATTTTCAATCTCTGGTACTAGATGAAATATTCACCAATCTTAGAGCAGCAATACAAAAAGCCGCAGTTACCAAAGGAGAGAATTGGTTGAGAAATAGGAAACTTATTCGTCAACATCAACCCAATGGGTATAAAAACTATCTTTATAGAAACAATGAACGGATCAAAGCTTTTGCACTACGAAAGCTGAGGTCTTGAATTTAACCAAGGCCTATACACTGCATCCCAATTAGTTTCTGGGGGCTGAGATCTGTATTGTTGCATACGCTGCAAAAGTTCATCATAGAAAGAATCAATTTCACCATTCCAACTGCCGCGTAGTAATTTGATCAAATCTTCACATTCGTCCCATTGTTGACTTCTATAAAAAGTCAACATATCGTTGTGCATTTTATTCTTTTGTTCGAGTAAATGTATTTCTGTCAATGGCACGTTGGTAAGCACACAGTAACTAGGCTCAGACTCATGATCCGGACTGGGTTGGATTGTATCTAATTCCAACAATGTATAGGCAGAGTCTATGCCTATCAGTTCTAAAGCTTTGCGTCCAAAAATAATTTGCATTTTGTTCTCCTGTAAATATGTATCATGCAATTTCACTTTGATTTAATTTCCGACTTACATTTAGAAAGCTGGCCAGGAACTTTTAATTGGCAAGGACAACCCACCAGTCCAATTTGTTTGGTAGCAGGAGACGTTGCCAAAGATAGAAAGTTACTGATAAAAACATTACAGCATCTAACCACTTGTTATCAAGTAGTGCTCTATATTGACGGCAACGAAGAACACAAGTTTTATCAAAATAATCTAAGCAACAGTTATAACGAACTTGGAGATCAATTATCTAAGATCAATAAACTGGTCTACTTGCAAGACAACGTAGTGGTTTTAAATGGTATTGCCTTTTTAGCCACAAATGGTTGGTTTACTTTTGACTATAATCCAGAGCTAAGTCTTCACGACAGCACTTGGCCGTGGATACAAAGACTTATAGAAGCTGGTGAACAAGTAGTAGATCCCGAAGAACTGATTGTCTGGAGCAAAGGTGATGCAGCTTATCTTGTTAAAAGTGTGCAAAGATTACAACGCCATAAAGATGTTAAAAAAATAGTTTTAGTTACCCACACAGTGCCTGGTGCCAATTTGATCAATCACGATGTTTCATTGATCAATGATTGGCGATACAACAGCATGGGCAACAGTGAAATTACAAACTGTCTAGCCATGGACACTGAGAAAAAAATTCATACTTGGTGTTTTGGTCATTATCATGGATCAGTGGACACAACCATAAATGGAGTTAGATTTGTCAATAACTGTCGTGGTAGACACGACACTGAATTCAAACAGGTTGCTTATTATCCAAAAAGAATAACCATTGAATATTAAGCTTCATCAGGTTCTAACTTAATCTGCAATGGATAATTTTGCTGTCTTGCACTTAGAGTAACCTCAGCACCCTTTTGTTCTGCTATTTCATACGGTAACACAGCCACCGTGGCTGCACCAGTTTCATGAATGTCCATGGTTATTTTTTCTGCTGTCACAGGCGTATAATCAAAGAATTCAATCAAACTTTCTACTACAAATTCTACACTGGTTTTGTTGTCATTGATATAAATCACTCTGAACATTGGTGGTTCTTTGACCTGATGATTTATATCAATTCGTGTTTGAACTTCGTTATCTGCATGCGGCATTTTTTATCCTCGGTATACAGGGAGAGAGTAGCCCCTCCCTGTATTTACATTATATTAGGAAACGTAGTTGATTGCAATAGCTTTAGGTTTTGCACTTTCAGGAACTATACGTTCTAATTTAACAGTTAAGATACCATCTCGTGATTCTGCGTCTTTTACTTCCACATGATCACCTAGACTAAAAGTGCGTATGAATTTCCTTGCACTGATACCTTGATGACGGTACACATGTCCTTCTGGCAAATTAGATGTTTTTTCACCTGTGATAATCAATTCGCCGTCCTTGACTGTGATCTCAACTTCGCCTTGCGCGAAGCCAGCCACAGCAATCTGCACTTCATAGGTGTTTTCGCCTGTTTCTACAATGTTGTAGGGAGGATAGTTGTGTTGTGAAGCATGATCAATTTGATTTACAATGCGATCAAAAAGACGGTCTACTCCAATGGCACTACGATAAAAAGGTGTGAGATCAAAAGTTTGAAGTTTAGTCATGTCATTCTCCTTTATTAAGCAAGTTGACTAATTGTAGCCCGACCATCGGCGCTACAAACATATTTATACAGCAATTATTTGGTTTTGTCAATTTTCATTGGTTCTACAAGTTCAAAATTGGCAAAGTAGGGGTGATCTGGTTTCCAAGTTAATGCAAACAAAACATAGTGTTGATCGTTGTCAAATGTTACTCTCACTGAATACTTGTGGGGTTTCATTTTATAAACAATGTTGTAACGGTTACCCCATTTGTGGAGCAACGTACTTAGACGATTTAGTGCAACTGCTGCTGCTGTACCGCCAGCACCATGTGGCAGCACAAATTTTATATACATTAAAAGTTTTTTGGGGGGAGTTTTTGGCTGTCTATGTATTTGCGCCATCTACTTCGTGCCGCCCCTTTTTTGATTTTTCGTTCTGTGGTAGGTTTTACATAGTGTTGACGATCACGTAGCTCCAAGAGCAAACGGCTTTCCTGCACTTTCTTTTTTAGTTTTCGCAGAGCTTTTTCTACATTGCCGTCTGCACCAACATACACTGTGATTCCTTTGCGAGCCAACTTATCCCCCTGAAATTAAAGTTCTTGGGTTATTTACCAAATCTGCATTTATCAAAATCTGATCCAAATCTTTGTCTTTGTACTGCTTTAAATCAAACATATGAGGGATCAGCACTCGTTCAAGTTCACTGTGTAGTCCCCGAGCTCCGGTTTTATTTTGTTGTGCTCGCTTGGCAATGGCTTCAAGTGCGTCTTGGTCAAATTCTAATTTTATTTCATCCTGTGCAAACAACCACTGATACTGTTTCACATAACAGTTTTTGACCTGAGTTAAAATGTTGATTAGCTCATCAAGACCCAACTGCTCTAGAGTTACCCAGGTAGGGAATCTGCCCACAAACTCTGGAATCATACCAAACTTTACGATGTCATCTGGCATTGATTGATTCATCAAATCTGTGTCAGTTTGTTCATTTATACTAGCACCAAAACCAATTGCAGTGCCTTTTACTCTATTTTTAACTAGATTTTCTAAGCCCACAAAAGCACCACCGGCAATAAACAATATGTTCTTTGTATCTATTTCAATCATGTCACTGTTGGGATGTTTGCGACCAGTGCTGCTATTAGGAACTCTGCACTTAGTGCCTTCTACTAATTTAAGCAAAGCCTGCTGTACACCTTCTCCAGATACATCACGTGTGATACTGGTACTCTCGCTTTTTCTTGCTATTTTGTCAATTTCATCAATGAATATAATGCCACGTTGAGTTTTTTCTACGTCACCATTTGCTGCCTGTAGAAGTCTGGCAATTGTACTTTCAACATCATCGCCAACATAGCCTGCCTCGGTTAGACTTGTTGCGTCTGCAATTGCAAATGGCACATCAAGATATCGTGCAACGCTGCGAGCCAGCAGCGTTTTACCAGAGCCCGTTGGGCCTAGCATTAAAATATTAGACTTCTCAATCTCAACATCATCACTGGATCCATTGATTCGTTTGTAATGATTAACAATGGACACTGCCAACACTGTTTTTGCAGCATTTTGTCCTATAACATATTGATCAAGAAATTTTTTAATTTCCCTTGGATCCAAGGGATTGGTTACTATTTCGGAAGTTGGTTCTGTGTCTTCGGTTGTGAGTAAGTCTGTGCAAAGAATAACACATTCGTTACAAATACCAACACGATCCCCTACAATTAGTTTTTTTACACTGTCTTTGTGTTTTCCACAAAAACTGCAATGTTGATACAGATCACTCACGTTATCCTTTGTTAGTCAATCTGAATTTTATTTGATCACGTTCGGCGTCACTGAGCAAATCCGCATCATATTCGCCTCTGTCTAATTTTTCAATAAGATGATCTATATACGCAGAATCAAATGTATATTGATCACTTAGGCTTTTATCTACTTCAATCCATTTGGTACCGTTGTACTTATACAGCCTATTAGGCATGACATCAACTCTAATGAACTGATCGCCTTTCTGCGGTTCAGCAGGAAACTCAATTCCAAAACCTCTAACTTCGCCGGTGACCTTGGCATTGTCTGCTTGCAGTTTTATACTTTGTAACCATGGCAGTTCTGTTATTTCTCCACGATCATACCTTGCACGTTCTTGTTTTAGTGTTTTACCTGGATTGGCATCTTTCCATTCGCGTTGAGCTTGTTTTTCATCTAGTGCTGTGGTTGTTTCTTCGTCATCATTTTGTTCTAGTTCAATCTCTGACATTATTGCATTTGCTTTTGCCGCTCTTTGTTGTTCGTCTATGATGTCAATGGCTTGAGCTGTAAATTTTGCTTTGTCAAAGAATTCTTGCTCACTACCGACTTCTTCTATTTGCTCAATATTTTCAATCTGTGTTTCATCGTAGTCTTTTGGATGTTCCCCAGGATCGTTGAAATGAGTTATACTGCTTTTTGCTTCTGATATTGGTTCTGGTTCTGCTTCTGGGATTTCGGGCACAGGTGGTACTGCATCAGGTACAACAACAATAGGTTGTTCTTTGTCTTCTGATCTTTGCCGTTTTATCCAGCTCATGCTTTCAGTAGCCGCCAATAACATCATGATTGCTAAAGGATCAAACACAATCACAATCATTATGATTACCCAACGCACTGCACGTTCTAACAAACTGGCATCAGGATTGTCGCCATAAATCAATGCGGCGATATATTTGATTGGTCCTACTTCAGCTTCAATCTTTCTGTTCTCTGCTCTAATTGGTGCCGCTTCTTCATTAAGCTTCGCAATTGTTTTCTGTTCGGCGGCGATTTCTGCAAGGAGACGAACACGCTCTTTTTGCTGAGCCCTACGGATAGCCACGGCTTTATCGGCACCCTTTTCATCCGAACTGCGACCCATAACCTGGTCCACTGCCTCATCCATTTGTTTGAGAGCGCGGCGGTTGGTTTCGATGTTATCTCGAGAGGTTTTGATCTTTTCATCATATATCGCTAACTTTGCTTGACTGTCTCCAGTCACCAAGCTTTGATCACTGTGGGCCTTGCTTAGGAAACCAAAGATGCCCATGCTGGTCAACATCATAAGCACAACCACTGCCAAGGTAAGATAGCCACGCATCAGCAGTTTTGCATCCTGCCAGTATTCATGCAACCAAACAGTGACAGTTACCTTGGCCACTTCCAAAATACTGCCCATTATAACAATAGGTATAACGGCGGCAGCAAAAATTGCAGCCAGGCCCATGATACTATAAAAGGCAGCAATCGCACTCAGCGACACAGCTACCAATAGCATAAGGTAACTCAGCAGATAACTTTGATTTTGGCTTTTCAAATCTTGGTCCTTAAAGTATTAATTATGCAAAATCAATGCTAAGTTATCACAGCTTTTTTTGTGCTTCTGTCACTATAAAAACAGTGACCAATATTACGAATAGTTTCTGCCGCTGCCTGGGGGTTGTTTTCAAACATCTGTCTAATGTCGTCAACATCAATGCCTTCAACGGCTTCAAACATGTATATTTCGTAATGACGCTGTGGATTGAACTGAGCTCTTAGTTGTAGATGCAGTATGTTTGGACATTTAATTTTTGCATAGCCAGTTTTCAATGTATCCCATGTGGCATCTTTATCTGCCTTGGTAATATCAAACACTGTTTCCAAGCCAAAACTGTCCCACATCACTACAAACTGATGATTCATATGACCTCTTACAATTAGGTAAAACGTGTGAGAATAAAGCCTTTTTTAGTGTTCAAAGGTTGAGATACCAATTCCTGCTCAAAAGATACATCAAATCCATTAAACTTGCCCTCTACTACCAGTGGTTTGATTTCTGAAACTTTTCGTCCAGTTTGATTTTCTGCCACAGTTTTGATAATGTCTAAGGCAGCGTCTGATTCAATCATTGCAGATATGTTAAGTTCAAAGTGTGTGTTCATAAGAATTAAAATGGTTAAAAAGAATGTTAATGGCGTCAATTGCCTTGGTGCTTTCTACTACATCATCTGGGTGCATCCAAACACCACTTTCATTGGTATCTGTTCGCGGATTTGCTTTCCATGTGTCTAGCTGGTGTTGTAATGTATCTCTATAGTTTTTTAAATTCAGATAGGTAATTTTATCTGCGGTTTCAAAATCTATTGTAATAGGTCCAACGCGATCATTCATATTTTTCTCCTATCTCAATATTCCATTTTACAATTTCATCTTTACAGACTTTAGGCATGGTTATAGTCTACTGGTTGGATAATGCTTATCATAATGATAATATTTTCCCTTAAGAATCTTTTCATTAATGTTAGACACCCACTGTAGTGTGGAATCTGACAGCTCTAGGTCTGGAACAATTTGCTTCACTGCCTTTAAATGTCCCAAAGGCAGTGGGTGAGTATCCACGATGTCTCTAGACTTTAACGAGAAATAAGGATCATCCTTGATTAATTGAATAAAATCTTGAACTTCTTGGTCAATCTCTGTACTCACTGTAGTATAGCAATTTTCTAGTATGCTGTCTAGCCCGGGCCAATCTGGTCCAGCTAGACGTTTGTATAAAGATTCAACTTGTTCAACGTTTGCCAACAATTTGATCTTTGCTGCTGCAAGATCATACTTGATCAATTTTATTTTTTGAATTGTGTTTTGGTATAACCGCCCGGCATTTGATTCTGTGTCGTAAGGAACATGCGACATAAAAATGTAATTGATATTTTTAGACTTCAAATACTGTTCTAGTGCCACAAACAAAGGATAACTTAGGATTTCATATCCATCTGGACAACTATAAGGCTTGGTTGAATCATCCCTAGCAAAGATGTTAATGGTATGACTCCACTCATTGATCTGGTAAGAGTCTATTCGCGCTATTCCGGTCCACATGATCATAACCGTATCATTTTCTGTGAGCTGATTTTGTGCATCACATTCGATTACTGAGTCAAAAATATAGGTGTTGCCAGCACCGTTCTTGCCCCAGTTTTCAAAATATTCCCATTGACATCCAATAATATCTGCCCAGGTAGGCCACCTGTATGCAGTTCTGCTACAGCCAAATGTGAATAGTCTACCTTTTTGATTCATCAAATTTTTTCTCCAATCTCAAAGTCCCGAAATCTTAAGAATCTAGGGAACCGGAGACTGTATGTTCCGTCTTGGTTTTGTGTGACTGCGTCAGCTTGTATTTCAACCAAGTGACCAATAAGAGTATCTCGAACAGCCCAAAACTCATTGCGATCATTATCAGTAAACCCGCTGCCAACATTGACTCTAATGCTGCGTCCATTGTCATCTCCTTCACAAATTATAGCACCTAACCTGGTTTTGTTGCGACCAGTGCCTTGCTCAAAACCAACAATCTGAAGATCCACCGATATAGTTGGCTTCCATTTTAACCAAAAGCTACTGCGTTTACATTCATATGGGGCATTCATGTCTTTGATCATGATACCTTCAAAGCCTGCTGTCACAGCATCTTGGGCAAATCTATGCATGATGTCATGCCCCTCGCTGGTGTCAAGATCCACCAACAACCCAGCCATGATTCGCACTGCAAGATCAGGCGGCAATTTAGTTTTAGCATTGTCTAGAATGTCCAATCTTTTGTATTGTTGAGCGTTATAAAATCCTCGTTGAAAATCTTCCAACGGCATGATATCAAATACATGGTACACCATATCTGTGGTTTTAGCATCGCTCTTGCGATGTGCCTGCTTCATGAGATTTTGAAAACTTTCACCAACTATTTCACCGTCCAATACAAAAGACTTGCTCTTTACCAAATTGGCAAAAGTCAGCCAATGTTGCTGAATAGTTTCAACAATATCAGGAAAGTTTAAAAATTCCTTGCCATTGCGACTAAACAACACCACTTTGTTACTGTTAACCACAGCCAGCACACGAACGCCGTCTAGTTTGACTTCAATTCGTTTTTTTCCACGCATCTTACTGGCTTGATCGGTGCTGTCTTGTGCTAATTGGCATGTGAACACAGGAATGGCCCATTCTGTTTTGCCAAGAATTTTGTTCAGCGTTTTTTCACTGATACCGCAACGCAGATCTTTTATCAACACACGCCGTGCAAGATTGTTCCATTCATCATCATCAAACTGTGCTGCAATGTCTTTAACCATGTCACGAGCTTCATGGCCTGTGATACTTCTTGTACGCAGAGCTTCGCACAATGCCCAAAACTTAGTCCAAGGATTAGAACGTCCGGTTTGTCCGTTGACTTCAGGAACTTGTTTGATATGGTAGGTAAAGTAGGGATTGTATGCCAAGTAAGCATTGAACAAAAAAGCCTGAGCACTGGATGATCCCAATCTACTGGCCATAAGAGCTTTTTCTATTACACGTTCTTTGTGTAAACGACTATCAGAACTCTCGAGGTCGGTAATCCAATCCGCTGCCACTGCAACTCCGTTAACACGGTCATCAACACTGGAAAAAGTTACCATATTCCTACCCAAAAATATTAGTTGAGTATTATTGTAACAAATGTTGAATTTTGTGTCAAATCCTTGTTGTTATTTTAATAAGTATCGGGAATTTCAGTATCTGTGCTTACACCGGTGTTGCTCAAGGTCAATAGGTTTCTGCCCTCTTGCAAACATGCTAACACCGCTTGTCCTCCGTAGGTACCTTTGGCTGATATGCTGACCACAAAACTTTGAATACCATTGGGACTTACGTCTGCACCAATGTCGTGTAAACTGTCAACAAAACTATATAATGCCTGGAACTGATTACCAGTGATGTTTTCGTAATCAATGTCTGCCAAGGCTAGATTGTTTTTGTTGTCGTATACAGTGTTGGCAATGGTTATCCAATTTTGATTTAGACTTGAGGCTTGAGCTGGATTGCTGCTTGCGATAGATCTAATATTAGAGTTGGCCAAATTACACAAGTTCGCAAAAGCTGCGTCCCAAGATGTATAATTGCCTGCTCCTGGTTGTCCTATTGGAATATTCACAGGACCTGGTTCAACATTAGCGTTGGCGTTGCCGCCTGAATATTTGCCAAGCACAACATTGGCCATGACACTGTAGATAGATCTTAAAGTCGCTGTGTTTATAGTTGCTATGGTTTGTGTGACATTGGTGAGTTGATCTGTGATGTTATATCCAGACAAACTGCCCATGACGTCGCCTATGACCAAGGTTTGAAATGGTCCGGTACCCAACGGCAATCTTGATTGAATAGTGTTAAATGCACCGCGTGGCACGGCTTCTTTTAGATTGTTGATAAGTGGATATGCTGACGGAGTTTCAAGTATGGCAGTTGACGATGCAAACGCAGGCAACGTAACTTCGGCTATGTTTTTGATTTGTAAAAAACCTTGCTGTAGTGCTTTGAAAGCAAGAGCTTGATTGCTGGGTATAATTGTAAGCAATCGTTCATACGGCATTCCCGGACTTGTGCTCTTGATCAAAGAAGGAGGTAATTCTACTGTGAGTAAAGAATTTATAGCAGCACCGCTGCCGCTGTCAGGATATATTTGTTGTGTATTGTTGCCATTTAAAACTGTTAGAGTCTTGTAGCTACGCGGAAACAACAACACTGGATCAAGAAGATCCGCCATGGTTTTTAGGTTAGGTGTGGTTATGCCTAAAATGCCTAATACCTGCGCTAAATCATTGCCTGTGACTTTTTTCATGGCTTTGTAAACTGCCGCTTGAAGATTGTCACTCATTTGATATTCAGCGACCAACAGATTAGCAGTTTCAGATTCAGGAACATTCTCTGTGTTCAAGGCAGTGATCAACGCAGGCGTCAATCCACCTATGTTTTGCATTTGTCTTAAAATCTCAGCGGGACTGCCAAATGTGTTTAGATAAGCGAAATTCCAAAGTTGACCTAGAGCTATAAGATCTGCGGCAAATGTTTGAAGATTTGTGTTCATCGAACTGATGCCACCTGTGGTCAAATTGCTCATGTTGGACCAAACTGGTCCAAGATAGGTTTGACTGTTTCTGTTGATTAAAATGACCTGATTGTTTGTGGTCACAAAACCTGTGGCTGCTGAAAATGCCTGAACAAATCTTGAATAGTCATTGGGCAAAAGTGTAGATGCATTGATTTTAATTTGCCCTGTTACCCCGGGTGGTGTGTTTGCTACTACCACATAACCACGTGCATTGGCTGGAAAACTGTCTGCGAGAGCAGCACACACATTGAACCCCATGGTTTTTAGGTTGCCCAAGGTGTTTCCATTTAGTTTGGTGTTTGCAGGACCTATACCCGAAGGTGGGGGAACTACTTCCGCTCCAATGGTCATGGCAGTGATTAGATTGGCTATTAATGGAGAAGTTTCGTAGGAACTGATAGCCGTGGTCATGTTGGCATTGGCCTGTAGACCTTGGTTGTTCAACAAACCCGAAAGGGCATTTAATTGAATTGGTGTCATCCTGCGTGTACATCCCCTGAGCCACTGGTGACTCTGCCTTGGTCGGCACTGTCTCCAACTCTGGCTATGGGTCTACCATTTACAAACACACTGCCTGATCCTCTGTTGACTTTTTGTCCTGGATGCGGCACACACTTTTTGCCTCTTTTGATAGTGTGCATGGCCACGCCGTCGCCCCGACGTTCAGTGCGACGACCATTGGTATAAACATCACCTGATCCACCAATTAAACTGCTGGTAGGACTGCAAGCATGACCTGTGCTGATTTTATCTCCAATACGTGCAACACGTGGCATTGATTACCCTGTTAAAATTTGACTACGCACTGGTTTGATACCAGTGGTTGCTTCAGTATAGCTATCTCTAACCTGATCTCTTACTGGTGCTATCATTACAATGTTGTTGATATTTATAGTTACATCTGAGTTCAACTCTGTGGTAAACAAACTTGGAACAAGTTGTATACCATCTCTTGATGGCACCACTGTTAGTGGCGCCGCCACTTTGATACTGGTATCATTAACTTCAATGACCTTGGCAATTAGTTCATCACCATTGGCAATTTTCAAACTATAAACTTCTGTTGTTTCGAATTTCATTAAGCCGCCTGTTCTGTAAGATGTTTTCTTAGTTCAGTGAAACCGCCTATGTATTGGTCTCCCAAATAAATTTGCGGCACTGTTCTTGCTGTGGGAATGGCTTCTAACAAATCCTCACGAGTATAGCCATCCCCAATTTTGCGTTCCTCGTAAGGTATACCACGTTGTTCTAGTAAAGCTTTTGCCTGATCGCAAAATGGGCAGTGATACTTACTCCATACAATTGCCTTCATTTTTATTTTTCTCCTTGTTTTTATAAATTTGGTAATTCTTCGTAAACAATCGCATCGCTCATGACTCCAATCACGTAGTTTGTTGACTCATTTTCCTGCAGAGCAGTTTGTTTTTTATGTGTGTCAACGTGTTTGTTAAACCAGGGAATTGGTGTTGATTTTGGATGTGCATGATGGTATTTGATGCCAATTTCTTTGAGTGCGTTGTAGGCAGTGAAATCCACAAAGTCTTTGAGAATCTGTGCATTTAGTCCAATCACAGGACCGTGTTTGAACAAATAATCAGCCCAGTCTTTTTCTTCTTTGATTACGTCCATGTACAGTTGATACACTTCTGCTTCGCATTTTGTTTTGATTGCGGCAAACCGTGAATCTTCTTTTACCACTTGATTGATCATCCATGCAGTCCAATCGCGATGCAGTATTTCGTCTTGCAAAATCAAACTGATGATATTACCGTTGCCAATAAAGATTTTGTTTTCTACCATGGCCAAGCTTGTGGCAAAGCTTACCATGAAGCGGAATGCCTCCAGTGCATAACTAGCGTGAAGTGCTAGATAAATTGCTCGGATATGTTCTTCTTCTGTGACCGACTGTCCTGATTCTTTTGCACAGTTAATCTGATGTAGATCATCATAATATTTGCCAACACTGCTTGCCATATCTACGATTGCTTCTGTGTCATGGATAGTGTTGAACACATCCTTGGGCACGTTGTAGATGTTACGAATGATGTGACTATAGCTACGACTATGAATGTTGGTCTCAAAGAACGTCCAGTTGTATACCAAGGCTTCTAGTTCTGGTAGTGATATCACCGGAGCAAAGACTTGACTAGGACCTCGGCCCTGTAGACTATCCAAGGCGGTTTGTCGCAGCAGGTTACTGGTGAAGATATGACGCACAGTGTCACTGGATTCTTTGAAATCCTGTGCGTCCTTGCTCAAAGAGATTTCTTCTGGCACCCAAAAGAATCCACGTGCTTCTTGTTCAAACTTTGCTATTTTGTTGTACTTGACTTCTTCAAAACGTTGCACTGTGACCGGACCCTGTGGGTCTAGAAACATTTTGCGTTGAAGATAGTCAGTACGATGTTTTAAATCATATTGTGCTTTGCTCATTATTATTAGTGAAATTGACTTGCTTCTGTGGATGTTCGATTGGCCACAGTGCTGGTGGCTCCCACCGCTTCACTGATCAAATCAAAATATCCTACACCAACTTCGCGTTGATGTTTTACTGTTGTGAAACCACGGCTTTGTGCAGCAAATTCTGTTTCTTGAAAATCTGCATAGGCCGCCATGCCTTGATTTTTATATTGTTCTGCAAGATTGAATGTGGCCAAGTTAACACAATGAAATCCTGCAAGAGTAATAAATTGAAACTTGTAACCTAGTTTGCTAAGTTCTTTCTGGAAATTCAAACATTCAGCATCACTTAAGAATTTTTTCCAATTAAAACTCGGCGAACAATTGTACGCCAACATCTGGTCAGGATATTTGGCGTGAATCGCATCCGCAAACTTTTTTGCCTGCGCGACATCAGGGGTGCTGGTTTCGAACCAGAGTAGATCAGCGTACGGCGCATAGGCCAATCCTCTGGCGATGCATGCTTCAATGCCATTTTTAAATTTGAAGAAGCCTTCTTCAGTTCGTTCATCAATTATATAGTCCTTGTCCAGAGGATCATGGTCGCTGGTAATCAAGGTGGCTGCTTCGGCATCTGTGCGGGCCATGATCACAGTATCAACACCAGCTACGTCTGCTGCCAGTCTGGCCGCATTGAGTGTGCGAATCATTTGGCTGGTTGGTACCAATACTTTACCGCCTAGATGTCCGCACTTTTTTTCACTGGCCAATTGATCTTCAAAATGCACACCAGCTGCACCGGCTTCGATCATGTGAGTCATAAGCTCGTATGCATTTAAAGCACCGCCAAAACCTGCTTCCGCATCAGCCACAATAGGCAAGAAATAATCTACATCAGTTTTACCTTCAGCAAAATCAATTTGATCTGCACGACGAAAAGCATTGTTGATACCTTTTACCACTCTAGGCACACTGTCTACCGGATATAAACTTTGATCAGGGTAAGTGGTATTTGCTGTGTTGTTGGCTGCTGCTACTTGCCAACCTGACAGGTAAATGGCTTTCAATCCGGCCTTGGCATGTTGCACAGCCATTTGTCCGTTATAGGCGCCCAGTGTGTTGATGTATGGCTCTTTGGCCAATAGATATCTTAGTTTTTCTGCACCACGTTTGGCCAGGGTATGTTCTACTTGCAGTGACCCGCGAAGCCGTTTTACTGTGTCCAGTGTGTAATTCCTTTTTGACATAAATTTTCCTTAAAGTTTACAAGCTTCGCAATCTTCTTCGTCTAAAATTTCTTCAGAGGCTGCAAGCTCAACGATTTCGTCTTTGACTTTGACTCCGGTTTTATTGATCAAACTGTAATAAAAAGTCTTGACGCCCCAGTAATGTGCCATCATTAAATTTTTTGCTATCAAAGTTGTAGGAACCTTGCGATCTGCAAAGTGTGCCGGATTGTAGAATGTATTGGTACTGATGCTTTGGTCTACATAAGCAGATAATACTGCCGCAGTCTTTATGTATCCCACGCAATCGGTTTGATCCCACATCAATTGATAACGGTTTTTTAGTCTATGATAATCTGGTACTACCTGTGTAAACGACCCTGCTTTGCTTTCTTTGACACTGATCAAACTCATGGGCATTTCAATGCCATTGGTTGAGTTAATAACCACTGAACTTGATTCAACTGGAGCAATGGCCATTAGCGTGGCATTGCGTACACCATGCTGTAGCATTTGTTCACGCAGAGACTCCCAGTTTAGTTCTGGTGAGAAGTCAGTGAGTTCATTGACTCCTGCAGCTCGACGCTCCCAGGGAAACACGCCTTTTCCATACCAAGTGCGATCACTGTCCACACAGCGACCACGTTCTTTGGCAAGTTCAACAGTGGCTTCGGTGAGATAATAGGCCTGGTGCTCTATCCAAGTTTTTACTTCTGACAATGCATCGTCGTCTCCGTATTTTAAACCACGCTTGGCATGCCAATAAGCAAGGTTAGTAACGCCAATGCCCAGCGGCTGGATTTCTTCATTTGATAGTTTGCTCTGAATCGAGAGGAAGTCTTGATAGTCAAGAATGTTACACAGTGATCTTTGAAGAATGCGGCAAGCACGACGCATGTCCTCAGGATTACGGAACGCACCCCAGTTGATACTACCAAGAGTGCAAAGGGCGATTCTTCCTTCAGCATCGTCAAGTCGTTTAAAAGGTTTTGTAGGTAACAGTATTTCACAGCAAAGATTACTTTGATAAATGGTGTGGTACTCAGGATCAAACGGTCCTTGATTCATCACATTGTCAATGAACACTAGATAGATACGACCAGTATCTGTTCGCTCCTTAAGTATACCTGATTTGAAGACTTCTTCAGCAGATATAGTTTTCTTCCTGATGTCAGTCCTAGCTTCATATTTGACATAAAGCTCTTCAAAAAGCTCAGTGTCTCTATAGAATGCCTCATATAGGTCGGGCACACTGTTAGGGTCAAAGAAGGTAATATTTTCTTTGTTTTTGAATCTCCGCCAAAAGAAAGCTGACAGCACAACTCCGTAATCCATGTGCCGTACTCTAGTCTCCTCGGTACCTTGATTGTTTTTGAGAACAATGAGATCATCAAACTGATAGTGCCATATGGGATAGAAAATCGTAGCACTAGCATTGCGTATACCTCCTTGTGAACAACTTCTTAAATCACCAAACCATTTCTTTAAGAATGGGATCATGCCAGTGTGCATGATTTCACCACCTCGGATAGGACTGCCTAGTGGGCGCAGTCGGCCAATCTCTAAACCAATGCCTGCACGTTTGCTGGCATACTTGGCCATCATTTCGCCGGAAGCGAAAATGCTATCCAAATCATCGTCAGAACGGATGAGCACACAACTGCTGAATTGTTTAGTAGGAGTCCCAAGACCAGCAAGCACTGGGGTAGCCAGAGTAAAAAGACCATCCGAAGCCGCCGTATAGTATTCTTTGATATAGCGCATTCTAGCTGTATTAGGTTCTTCTCTGTGGAACACAGTAGCCGCAGCCACCATGTACCGAACTTGGGGAGTTTCATAAATTTCCTTTGTGGCTCGATTTTTAACAAGATATTTTTCAATCAGTTGTTCAATAGCGGCGTAGCTGTACTGTTCATCCTTGGAATGATCAATCATGTCATTCATGCGATTCCAGTCATCTTCGCTGTACCATTGCAGTAGTTCTGGAGTGTACAACCCCACTGCTATGTTGCGTTTCACAATCTCGTATAGATGCGGAGGAGCGTATTCGCCATAAACATCTTTACGCAACATGCTCAATCTAAGTTTGCCAGCCACATACTGATAGTTTGTATGTCCAATGTCTGGGTTGCTTTCAACGTCAATCAAATCAACGATTGCACGTAGAGTCACTGCATCGATTTCTTGGGTATGAATACCATCATAGAAGTGCAATTGAGCTTTGATTTCAATCATGCTTTGACTTACGTCAGCAATGCCAGCACAAACTTTTGCTACCTGTGCTTGCCATTTTGTAATATCTAACGGAACGTTGGTTCCGTCACGCTTGACCACTGTTATTATTGCCATATTTTACTTTATTTTTTGTTGTATATCGTTTTGTAATAAACGATGACGGACTTTTCCATATTCGAGGTTGTTATTTACAATGTTACCTGTAGAACAATTCAATATATATTTTCCCGAGTTGACCAGGACTAAATTAGCGTTTTGGGTATCTATGTACTCAAAATCTGTGATGTCACAGTGGGCAATCATAGACAAAGTATAACACATACCTAGCCCTCGTGCAACATCACAAAAGATGTTGTCATCCAGTAATTGCCATGCATCGGGCCAAGTTTCAAAATCATCCCAATGCAAATAGTAAGGTTGCCACGGTGCGGCTAACCAAAACTGATTGATTTTTTCAAGTGCAACAGGCAGTGTCTCTTGGCTGACAACTGCACGTAGATCTACCCAGGACCGTAACCTGTCCTGGAAAGTTTTTGGCCACATCAATTAAAATATTCTAGATTATAACGAATTGTGCCGGCAGTACCGGTGTTGGTTGTGTTGTATGCAATTGTGACAACACCAGCGGTTTCAGTAACTGTGAAAGTGAATCCAGTGGTACCTTGTTCAACAAAATCATCTGAATATTGTACACTGGTACCACCACTGATGTCTGCTGCCACAGTCAACGTGCCTTTACGTAAATGAATTCCTCGTAGCACAGAATAATTCACATCAAAGGCTCTTGCCACAGTGGTCTGTAAAGTAAACAGTGTAACTGCGCTGGCATTGTTGTTTACTATCGCACTTACTCCTGCATTAAGAGTTTGTGTGCCCAGCAACAGCCTACTGCCATTGTCAATGGCAATACTGGCCTGGTTGTTGATATTGATACGCGGATAGGTCTGCGATGCGCCATCGCTTCTTTTGAACATGTCTGCCAGGCTTACGTTGTTGCCGCTGGTGAACACTATCACAGAAGTAAATGGTGTACCTGATACCCCACCAAAGTGATTGCCAACGTCGTAGAAGGTATTGTACCCGGTCATGTTATTGGCACAGGTTCCATAAAATGCCACACCTTCATTATAGATATTGTTAAAGGTACTCTGAAGTATTGAACAACCATAAGGGTTGTTGGTCAATACCACACCTTGTAACAATGTATCAAACGTGCTGTTGGTTACTCTAAAACTGTTTACAACTTCATCGGTGTTTATACCGTATGTGGCATTGGTAAATTGGCATTCATTGAATGTGATATCAGATGAAATAAAACTGGCTGTGCTGTTGAATCTCACACCAGCGAGGTCGCCTGCGGTACTGGGATTACTGATAGCTGTGCTACTCAGTGGTCCAGTGAAACTAACATTATTAAAACTTACGTTATCGGCCTGATCAACTAAAAATATATCTGTTTCTTGAAAGCTGGCGAAACCCATGTTTTCAATTGTGATTTGCTGTGGTACAAAAGCTCCGTTGTTGCCAATGTTTACACCATATTGCTGTAAACTGTCCGCGGTTCTAGCCACAAAACTATTCAATGTACTGATGTCACTGGCGATGTCAAGTTTGATAATAGAGCTTTGTGGACCTTCGCCGTACAATGTACAAAACGGCGGGATCAAAATAGTTTCAGAAATCAAATATACACCGGCTGGGAAAAACAAACCTCTACGTACTTGAACGTTGGTCTGTCTACAAAACAATTGAAACAATGCACGATTGATTGCCTCGGTATTGTCAGTCACCCCATCACCCACTGCGCCAAATTCTGTAACAATAGCAAAGTTGTCCAGTCTTGACTGCAAACTTTGTACAACAGGACTGCCAGGTGTGGAACCGGTTTGTACTGTGTATCCAGCTGCGGCACCTTGATAGGTATAACCAGATGAAATTTCTAAAATATTTGTGAATTCAGTGAGGATCTGAGTGTTGCCAACTACTGGTGCGCCTTCTTGAAGAGTGCCATTGCCAATATAGAGCTGTCTAGTATCCACGCTCCAACCAAGTTCGCCGCCTGCGAGTTGGGGCAAATCAGTTTGCAGTCCTTTGCGCTGTTGAATTCTTGAAATTTGTACAATTGCCACGTGTCTGATCCTTTGCTATTAGGTATTTAGCTGATCAAGTAGTAGAGCTCAACACGCTTGCGCCATTCACTGCTCCAATATTCAAATTCATCACCTGACACTTCAAATTCAAGATATTCCGGGGTAGCATACCCGTCACCGTTGGGCAGTTCAGCGGGCTGACAAGCCATTAAAATCACCCCGTCATTGATTTGCGTTCCATGCGTTTCATCGTGAGCAGCAGCATAGGCAGCAAGTTGTAAAAAATAGTCGCCAATCCATTCTCGCTTTTTGGGTTTGTTGGTCTGCTTGAAATCCATGATAGCAGGGCGACCTTTCCACATGCCCACACAGTCAGTGGTGCCTGCATACAGCCCAGAATAATACACAGGCACTTCCACTCCCCAGACCTCGTCTACATGGTCCAGTCCTTTTAATATGACTTCGGCTGCCATGAACCAACTAGGCTGAGCAAATGGATTGGAGGGGAAATCACCTATGTCATTGGTCTTGATGTAGCGTTCAAGATAGGTGTGCATCCTGGTGCCACGATTGGCAGCTTCTGTGGTGATCTGTTGTGCTCGTTCATGCCCAACACGATCGCGCCACTGTTGCAAGGCTTGCCGGGCTTGTTCAGGCTTGGTGCGATCTAAAATAGTTGTGACACTGGGAACGTTGCGACCATCAGGCAAACAATAATGTCGTTTGCCATCCACAGTGGTTCTGCTCAACGGAGCATAATTGTATTTTTGTACTATCATTTATACCCTAAAACTTTCTCCGCAGCCGCAGCGATCTCGCTCATTGGGATTAACAAATTCAAATCCTTCATTTAGTCCTTGGCGGCGATAGTCCATGGTCAATCCATTAACATAAGGATGATCTTTGCCATTTACCCAAACTGTGACTCCATTGCTTTCGTATTTGAGCCAATCTGTTGTGGCCGGAGGAGCGTCAACGTATTCAAGTTTATAGGCCAGCCCAGAACATCCTGTGGTACGCACCCCAATCATTATTCCCGCGCCTCGACCACGTTGTTGTAGTTTTTTTAATACTCTTTTGGCTGCTGTTTCGGTAAGATTAATCATGTTGTATTATATTATAAAGATAGCTTGCAGTCAATAAATATTTTATGTCAATTTTAATTTATTTGCTGCTCTGCACACACTTAACCATTTTGTGCGTGACTCTATATTTACATCGTAGTCAGGCACATCGTGGGGTGGAGTTTAATCCAGTAATAAGCCACTTTATGCGTTTTTGGTTGTGGTTAACCACAGGAATGATCACTCAACAGTGGGTAGCAATACACAGAAAACATCATAGATTCTGTGAACAGCCGGACGATCCACACAGCCCAAAGCAAGTGGGACTGTGGCGTGTGTTATTTGGAGGAGCCCTACTATACCATGCTGCCAGTAAAGATACAGAAATGGTGCGTATTTACGGTGTTGGCACTCCTGATGATTGGATCGAGCGCCGCCTATACACGCCTCACAGCCGACTTGGCATTGGCATTCTCTTTTTGTTCAACATCGCACTCTTTGGCTGGATGGGCGCCATAATATGGGGCATACAAATGTTATGGATTCCGTTCTGGGCAGCAGGCGTTATAAATGGGTTAGCACACTGGTGGGGGTATAGAAATGGAGAAACTAGGGATAGTTCCAGAAATATTTTTCCTCTTGGTATTTGGATTGGTGGCGAAGAGCTTCATAATAATCATCATCTATCGCCTGGTAACCCAAGGCTATCTATGAAATGGTGGGAATTTGATATAGGTTATGCGTGGATACAGATACTTTGCTTTTTGAAGCTGGCTCAACTACGCACAACAACCGAAGCATGAAAACAATCTGTACGCCATAGAATATCAATGGTGCGATTGAATTCTTGCATCCAATCTTTTAAAGCTTGAAATTCACCCTGGTGCCAATTGGTGTACTCAGCAGGATTGTCCCAGTTATATAATTCATCAAAAACTATCACAGTGCCTGGGACTATTTTATCATTTAAAGTTCGTAAAACATAAATGGTACTTGAATAAAGATCTGCATCAATATGCAAACAGCGCACGGGCTCAGAGTGTTGATTTAAAAAATCCGGCAGCGTTTGTTCAAACCAACCAACCACTAGTTCCGCATTAGATGCTGTTGCAGGCAAATTATCTAGCTGAAAAAAACCTTTGCTTAGGCCGCTGCTGTCAGTTAAGTTCCAATCTTCTGGTAAACCTTGAAAACTGTCGAATCCATAAATTTTCTCAGGAGCAATGTATCTTGCCAATGCATTCAAAGTAAAGCCCTGAAATACGCCAAACTCTAATGTTAATCCGTTGACTGTGCTTTGATCATAAGCACTGCACAAATGTTTCTTGCGTAACTTGTCTCCTTTGCCAGCGTATACTTCAGCTTTGTGAAACAGATCAATACTCAGCGTGTTTGCATTAATTGGCATGTTTTGCCCAGTAGTCAGCCAAGGCCGCTTTGATTGCATCTTCAGCTAAAATACTACAATGGATTTTAACCGGAGGTAACGCGAGTTCTTCCGCAATGTCCGAGTTCTTAATTGAATTCGCCTCATCAAGACTCTTTCCTTTAAGCCAAGTAGTGACCAGCGACGAACTTGCGATCGCCGAACCGCAACCATATGTCTTAAATTTGGCATCTGTGATAATGTCATCTTCAACTTTGATTTGTAACTGTAGTACATCTCCGCAGGCCGGAGCACCCACAAGTCCGGTGCCTACTGAGGGATCGTCTTTATCAAGCTTTCCAACATTTCTTGGATTCTCATAATGATCTAAGACTTGACCTGAATAAGCCATATCTATCTCCTTTTTCCTTACCTAGATTATACAACAGCAACCATCAAGCGTCAACCTGATTTTTATTTCATAGCACGTTTGGCCATTTGTGCTACTATGGCTTGATTTTGTTCTGGACTGGGTTGAGTTTCGCCGGCAGTGTCATCAGCACCTTTGAAAATAACTTCTTTGGGAGTGACATTGGCTATGACTTGACTTAGTTTGCCTTGCTGTGCAAGATTTACTAATGTGTCTTGAGTTATACCAATGCCCATGTGTTGACAAAGTTCCAAGAAAGCTTTGGCACCAATACGTTTTTGTGCGCCGGTATCTTCAGCGCGACCAATGAGAAAATTTGCCAAAGCAATTATCTTTGGCAAATTGACTTCAATTTCTTGAACTTCTTTAATGAGCACCGCTGCTCCTAATCAGCGTTTTGCTCTGCCCAGATCAACTTCACCTGCTTCGTCACCTGCT